CAAAGCTCCTAAACCAGCACTCTACTGACGCATTAGATACAGGGGTAGATAGTAATTGTGTTCCATAGCCAAATCTTGAATAGCTACCAGCTATAGCACCAGTATGCTGAATACCGCTAGTACTAGTCCTGTTCATCAAAAACCCTTGAGTATCTCTATTATTGTTTCCTTCAGGTAGGATTAAATATTCTGATACACTTGTTGGAGTACCATTATTACTATTAGTAGATAGGTCTGTCCAAGTACCTGTACCTCTATTTCTCCAATATCCTGATAGATTAGCTGCACTTGAATGTAATGTAGCGTCTAATGCTTCGCCATCATTATATAGTTCTTGGACTTTAGCAGTAGTAAGTGCTTCTCCCTTCCATAAAGATATTTCTGTAAGAGTTCCTTCAAATGGGTATGCAACGCCTGATGAAGATTGACCAAAAACAAGAGCATTAGCATTATTTAAGTCCTCAGTATCACTAGATATATCAATCGTTGCAATTAATACACCGTCTTTATAGACAGTGAGATTTCCACTTCTATCATAGGAAGAAACTAAATGATGCCAATTACCATCAGCTATATTACTATCAGCAATTGTCGTTAAACTATTATGTAAGCCTACTTTTAAGTTTCCACTACTTATATACATGGTATATCCAATAGTATGATTTCTATCAAATATCTTTTGGACTCCAGAGCCCGAAGTAGCATTAACCCACAATGAAAAACTAAAATCTCCAGTCCCTACATCTAATGCAGAATTATTAGATACTACTACTTTGCTATCAATTCCATTGAGCAGTCCTAATTGATTATATGATTGGAATCCAAGTTGTGGTATTGTTGGTTGAGCATCTGCATCTGTCCAGCCTGTAGCAAAGCCTACTTCTTTAAGACTAACATTAGATATTGTAAAATTATATGCCCCATTGCCTGCTATTCTAAAAACTATATAATATGTATCTGTAGTCGCTGCTGTAAAAGTATTTGAATAATCACCTGCTGCAGTATGCGTTCCTGCTGTAGCTGTATCTCCTGTTCCTCCTCCTGTAGAGGTTGCAACTGCCACATCTAATTGTTGAGCTAAATCCCCTGCATTAATAGCTGTTGTCCAAGATAGTTTATATTGACGCCCTGCTACTAATGATAAAGCCTTTCCATAGGCATTGTCATTTGAACCTACACCTGCATCTGTATTAACTCCTGTGAACCCTGTAGCAGAAGCACTTGTAAAGCCAAGCAAGTCACTATCGGTAAATGTTGCATCTTGAAGCTCATCCCCATAGAATACAGAAGTGCCATGATTTTTGTCATTTATAGGAAGGACTACAATATCATCAAATGTAAATGTATCTCCAGTATCTGGGGCATCCCCAGTATATGTTGTTGAAGAAGAAGATGCAGAGATTTCAAAATTTGCATGGACTGCAGTAAATAAAAATTCATAATTTTGATAGGCTGTGGACAATGCAGGGTTTAAAATAGTGACATAAGAATGCTTAGTTCCAGAACCATTTGTTAAGGATAAATAACTTGTGTTATCAGTAGCCTTAGCTTTGAATGTTAATCTATAGGAAGTTCCTACTTTTAGTAGTGAGCCTTTATAGATTAACCAACTGCTAGACCCATTTAAATTGCTTAATGTAGCATCGCCTGTTGAAGCGTTATGAGTCAATGTAGCATTTTTCAGCCAACTACCTGTGGTATCTGTATCAAACGAGCCTAAATCAGCAGTATTAGCCTCTATTATATCACTCCCCAATCCAGTATTAGACCCATCCATTAAATAAGATTGCTGACCTCTATGTCCATCCTGCATAGGATACCATAGCTTGAGGTTTGAATAAGTGAGAGATGTTCCAGAGTTATCTAAAGCTAGTTTTTCAGGATTATTATAATCATATAAAGCATCGGAGGCTGTCCATACAGCATCCCAGCATTGAAAGTCTGATAGCCATCCATCTAATGCCCAGAGCATAGCAGCATTTAAAGAGCCAATAAAGCCAGTAGCTGATGAACCACTTCCTGACCAACTACCAACATTTTGTTGATGGTTTGTAGATGCAGCTACACCATTAACATATAACGAAAAATCCTTATTTACCCCATCAAAAATACATACATAACGCTTCCAAGTATTATCAGCTCCCCCTGCAGGGTATGTATCTATATGTCGAACACCTCCAGCCTTAAGCTCCATTTTCAAGTCACCATCAGTTGCAAAAAAAATGCCCATTCCAGTGCCACCTCCACCTCCAGCTGCAGAAAAAACAACATTGCTCGCTGAAAGGCTTCCAGATTCACTTGATTTATGCCAGAACGCAAATGTTCTCACATCTTGGGTTACATCTGATGACATTGAAACACCATTACTTGTCAAGTCAGATAAAGATATATAATCAGCTACCCCATCAAAATATAATGCTTGACCTGTATATGCAGTACCATGATTGTTATTTCCAGAGGTATCTAATGCTCTTGGGTGTAAAGGCTTTGAAGTTTGTGTTATAGTAGCTGCCATTATGAAAGTGTCCCATGATTTCCACCATGTAAATCTTTAGCATTTGCACTAAGATTCCACCATGATACTAAATTTGTTTTTTCTTTGGTGTTTAAGCCTGAATATTTTTTATACATAATAGATTTGATTTGAGCTTGAGTTAATGCTGATGTCCATATACCTACATTGCAGATATTGCCATCATAATAATAGACACTATTCCCTCTTCTACCAACCTCAAGATTAACTGTATCATTGTCAATAGTGGTGATATTATGGTCAGCTGATTCAGCTGATAATTCGCCATTAACATAGATAGCAGACTTTTCGGTTGAAGTGTTAAAGATAGCTACAATATGATTCCAATTTCCATCACATACATTATGATTTGTACTTTTCACCTGCTTGCCACTACCACTATTATAAAATGTGAACCAAGCCTTGCCTGTACTACTCTCTGTAGCAAGCCAAAAGTTTCTATTAGTGTTGTCATCTTTAGCTACTAAATATTGAATAGCACTTGTATCTGAAGATTTCATCCACAAACTTATAGAAATTGCTCCTGTTATTTGGGTAGATGAATCGTTCCCAAAAGTTATATAATCATTACTACCATCAAAAGATGCTGACCCATCACTTATGGGTGTAACTGCTCCTGTGTCAAAGTTAGACTTTAATACTAATCCTGAAGTAACAGCTCTTGCGAGCTTTACATCTCTAACCGTATTTAATGATGCTCCTAGTCCTATTGCCATGCTTTAACCTTGGTATGCTATTACTTTACCACTAGCCAAAGTAAATGCTGTCCAATGACCATAAATAGTCATCCCTGATGGGATTGTTATAGATGCTAATGTATCTCCATTATAAGAAGCTCCAACACCATATCCATTTGTTGTATCTGATGGAGTTAATGCTGAAAATACTGTATCATCTAAGCATTGAAATGCTACTATACTTTTACCAGTGATAGCTGTAGTTCCTGTTTCAACTATTGCCCCTGCTTGACCCATACTTGCGTTTTGAGCCTCTACTACTGTGTATTTATGTAAACTTGCTGCCATTTTATTCTCCTTTTGAGTGTACTTTAAGGTCTTGACGAGACCATGAGCGTACTATTTTATTTTAACTCCTTGCGAATCTTAATTACAATATGTATAAATGTTGCAATTAAAATACCAAGTCTAATTATATCAGGTAATGCTGTCCATAAGCTTAATGCTATTGCACCACTTCCCTGTCCTACTGTAACCAATGAATCCTTAATCGTCTCCATTAGCTTCTTTCAATTGAGCTAATACTTCCAAAGCCCCTTCTGCCTTAATCACCATTGTTTTAAAATATTCAGCCTTTTCACGATAATCTTTCAATTGTGTTGTCAATGCTTCAATTGATGATTCAATCGTAGGTTTATCTGCTTCTTTCTTCAACTCTTCGTACTTTTCATTTTTTACTTTAGACATTTAAGTCTCCTATTTAAGTTGTTTGTATTGTAACATAGCCACCGTAAATTAAGTCATCTGTAGCTGTTGTAACCACTTTAATTAATAACATTTTATCATCAGCACCTACATGATTTGAGGCTAAAGCAGTATCATCTGCAACTGTTAGCCCACTATTTGATATTTCACTTCCTATTGTTCCATCATCTAAATCTAATGTATAAACCTCAACCTCATTAGCTGTATCAGAACCAGTAATTTTAACTTTTGTTGCTGTATATCCAAGAGGAACATCTATATATGCATAAAATTCTAATGCTGAACTTCCAGGTCTCATTCCAAAATTGCTTCCATCATCTTCAACTGAGCCTACAACGTGAGTTACTCCAATTCCATCATCATTTGCTCTAAATGCAGTGGCAGGTATTTTAATTAGAGTTCTTCCTTCAATGATATATCCTGTAGTTGTTATATTACCTGCTACATGCAATGGAGTAGAGGGAGCAGTAGTTCCAATACCGACTCTGCCATCTTTATCAAGAACCATCCTCTGCTCTGCACTGTTAGCCCCATCATTAGTCCAAAATGTCAATTCTGCTGGCATGACATTCGTGTTTGGAGTACCATCTATCGCACATCTTATAGAGGCTGCATCTATCCAGGCATCATCACTATTATCTTGCCCAAACCACACTATATCACCAAGGATATCCTCATCTGTTAAATTAGCATCAGGGTCTCCCCTTCTAAAGTACAAATTTCCTCCATGATGGTCTGCAGTAGTACTAAGGTTAGTAATAGCAATAGTTGGGATATTACTAGTTGCAGAAGCGTTTGAAACCTCAAGTGCAGACCCAGGAGTAGCAGTTCCAATGCCAACAGAACCAAACATAACTATATCGTGGTCTCCAGCATCTCTCCCTAATTGTAGATAATTATTGCCATAATTACTACCAGTCAACTGTATTTTGTGATGCCCACCAGAGACCCCACTTGCCTCAGACTGGTTTGTAAAAACAAGACCTGGAGCATCAGCATTTCCCAAGAATTGAACAGATTCATCGCCAACTAAATTAACCACAAGTTTGTAGCCTGGAGAGGCACTTCCAATACCAACTTTCCCGTCTTTCTGTATACACATTCTTTGGTGAGTACCACTATCAGTTGTCTGTGCAGTATAAAATGCTAATTCTGTGCCACAATTTCCACCATCTGCCCAAACATCTTGTGTTCTTCCTCGAATCATTGCACCACTACGTTCTGTACCACCAGCCTCTACTCCTCTAAATCCAATATCCCCTAAAACAATATTATCAGCAAGGACAGCACCATCAGTATCTCTTTTAACAAAATTTACAGTTCCACCTTGGCTAACATTACTAGTACTTTCGTGGTCAAGAGTAATCATAGGGGTGTCAGTAGTTCCAGAAACTAGATGCAATATTGATGCTGGTGTTGAAGTTCCTACTCCAACTCTATTTGTACTTGCGTCAACAAATAAAGTATTGCTATCAAAATTTGCATCTCCTCCAACAGCAAGTGTTGAACTTAATGTAGAAGCTCCCGTAACAGAGAGAGTTCCACCAAGAGCTACATTGTCAACAGTTGAACTTGTAGCTGAACCTTTCGTATTTCCATCGGTTGACCAATCAGTATCATTATATGTATTTGCCATTCAAATCTCCTAAAGTCTTGGTACGGACAATTGTCGTACACCTGATTTGCGTGATGGATATTGCTTAACACTTCTGTCATACATTTGTCTAAAATATTGAGCTTGTTGCAAGTCCCCTTGGTCTTCAAATAATCTTGCCTTTACATAGCACAATAAAGCATTTTGCATTCCTGTATCGAGTCCATGAGTAGTACTCATCTCACCTGTTAAATTTGCTGTAGTTACAGTCTCATATTTTGAATGATATGTAATTCTTAAGCCATCTGAAACCGTAGTATCTTGAAAAGTATCATATGGTTCATTTGTACTTTCAGTAGAGTCAGTAGTTAAATCAAGAGCTAATACTGCAAGACGCTTGTCATCGTTATACCATGCAAAATATTGATTTGGGAATGTTCTTTTTTGTGTTGCCATATAACTCCTAAGTTAAACTATCATCAGTATTATCAGTATCTTCACGTAATAATTTATGTGAATCTGATAGCTTTGGTATCATTACATATCGACTATTTGTATCCAATACTTCTACTTTTGTAATATCAATTGCTTGGTCATCAAGAGCATACCATCTTTTATTCTTAATTAAATCTGTCTTTGCTGACACAGTATATTCTTTTTTCTTTGATGCCATATCAATTAAACCATCATTTATTAAACGAATCATATAGCCTTCAGGTTGACGACCCATTAAATGTTCAATTTGTTGAATCAATTCTTTAGGTTTCATTTATACTCCTGCTACCATTACGTTTACTATTGCTTCTCTTGTCCCATTAGCATAACTTGAGTCATGTATTTGACAAGAAGCTATTGCTTCACCCATATGAAGAGGTATTACTACAGACTCTCCAGGAGTTAAAGCTGCAAGTATTTCTCCTGATACTGTAACATTTACAACGCTATCGCTTCCTAATTGAGATACATATTCAACTGCAATTACATGAGCTGTAGTTGGTATAGCCCCAGAGGAGACATTTGATGCTTCTGTCCACCCACTATCATTTAATCCATCTGCAGATGTTGCACTTACCACAACCCCACTCCAATGAGCTACATCAGCCTCATTATATTCTGTAGAAATATTATAATTCCCTCCCCATGAACGACTATCTGCATGAACATCTAAGTTTAAATTTGTGTAATCACCATCAGCGTCTCCTTCATTGGCAACACTGTTATCATTTACGATTTGGCAAGATGTCTGTATTCTAATTTGATTCGCCATTTATCTTCCTCCTTATTGTGGTTCTCCACCACCCTTAAGTGTTGCAATTCCTTGTATATAATCTTGTTTTAGCATTTGATATTGACTTTGAAGCCATTGGTAGTCCATACCTTGTTTTTGCATTTTTGCATTATAATTAGCTAAATCTTGTCCAAATTTTTGAACATGTGCATTTACTTGAGCTGAATATGTCCCAACTTCAGCTTGATATTTTTGAAGTTTTCTTGCTTCATGTGCATCTAACAAATCAGCTTCTTTTATATTTTCTTGTATATCTGCTTGATATGCAACATTTTCTTTATTGAATACATTTAAAGCATTTTGTATATCTGTTTGATATTGAGATAACTTTAATTGATTTTCTACTTGATAATCTTGTACTTCTGAATTTACTTGTAATTGATATGAATTAAGTTCTGCACTATATTTTTGAAGTTTCTTTTCTTCAACTCCATCTGCAAGTTGAGCTTGTTGAAGTTTTTCTTGTATATTAGCTTGATATTCTACATTAGCGTCATTAAATATATTTAATTGATTTTGCATAGCCTGTCCATAAGCATTAATATAAGTAGCTATTTTTTGTAATTGAGCTGAGGCTAATTCAGTATCTTCTTCAGTCTCAATCATATCAGCAAGAACATCAAACCAATGATTAAAGTTAAGTTGGTCTGTAGCATCAGCAATTGCACCTGCAAGAATAGTACCCGTCAACTCTTGAGTGTCTCCACTAACTACAGGAGCTGTATATACAGGAGCAGTTCCGAATCCACCAATTATAGGTTGTATTATTGTAGGAGCTGTTGGAGCACTTGCACTAATAGTAAAAGTGCCAATTGACGGAGATACAGGAGGTGTATATGTTGGTGCTCCTGAAAATGCCTCTACTACTTGTGCAGATATTGTTGGAACGCTTGGAGCAACGGGCAATGTTAAATTAGTTATATCGCTTGGAAGAGATGCTGATTTATTATTCATTAATACTTGCAATGCTTTACATGATGCATATAATACAACTAAATAATTTGCTTCATCAGGAAAGTTCCCTATTTCGCTACTAGCAAGATTTACTTGTGGATGTGACACATGAAATATTTTTGCATCACTATCAGAAGTAGGGTCAGGCTTTACATATAGCTTTGATACATCTGAAGTTCCATCAACCCAATAAACAGGGTCAGTAGCTGTTCCAAAGTAAAGCAAGTTACTTGAGTCACCTGCCATTCCACCATACATTGAAGGTATCTTTCTACATGGAGCATAAATTGTTGTGCTATCTCCTGTTTCTCTTTGTACAAATAATACTTCTCCAAAACCATCTAAATCTATACCACTACCATTTACCAAAGGAGTTACAGCCATGCATTTTTCTTTAAGCTTCATGGGTAGTTGATTTATTATTTCTACTACGCCTGCCTCACACCAATCTTGAAGGGCTAAGTCTTCAGTACCTGCAAATCCTGTTAAAGCATCAACTTGATTTTTTATACTTTCAGCCATCTACCACTCCCCTCCCATGCCTTCAACAGATTCTTTCATTGACTGTTGAGTAAATTCTACTTGCGTTTGTCCTGACCAAGTTGTACGCATATTGATATGATTGCCAACTTTGAATTTATTGCCAAAAACATGACCACACTTACAAGTCATGTCTCCACCTGATTCAACTTTACCACCACATTTACAATAATACGTTCTTGCCATTCTTCTTTCCTTTAGTTTTCTTTTTGTACTTCTTAGAATTTTTCTTCTTCTCGTACTCGTTACGCTTGTGTCCCATTACAAAATATTATATTATCTCACTTCTATCTCTTGCATCATTCATTGGTAAATCACCATGCTCGTTAATATATTCAATCATTGATAATGTTGCTGGGTTTACAGAATCTTTTTTAATAATAAATTCTCCACCTTCAGCCTCAATAGGGATACCACCTTGAGCATGAGATTCACCCTCAAGAGCACCACCACCAGGATATTTTTTAAAATTTTTATTTCCAAACATATATTCTCCTTTTTAATAAGGGATTTGGGAGAAGCCCTTTATACGACCTCTCCCCAGTTCCCAATTACTGTCATCCGTTAGGATTATTACGATATAGTAATATGTGCAACATCATGTGCTGTAGCTCTTGTAAGGAAATATGTACCATCACAAAAGATTTCAACACAATCGCCAAGTTGAGCACCACTTATGAATACTATTTCATCAACGGCTGTTGAGTCTGTAGAAGAACCAGCTCCTCCATCCCCACCAGAAGTATATCCAACTATAGTATCTTCAGCTGTGTTATTAGCTATTGTTACCGCATATGCTGCAACAGTAGTCAATATGAACTTAACATTCCATCCTTGGTCAACTGCACTAACTAGAGGTAGAGTAATCTCATATGCACTAGCTTGATTTATTCCAAACACTTTTCCAGAATCATTAGAATCTAATGTTCTTGCTGCTGAAATAACCTCAAACTTAGCGTTAAGACCTCTATCGCTGGCACTACTATTATTATTTAGAAAATCACTTCTCATTATAATGCCTCCTCAAAGTTAAACAACGCATGTGTTTCAGGAAGAGAAACCTCAAGACCTGCTTCTGTTAGAATCATGTCTTTACGTAAGTCTTCATCTGCTTGTTGCACATTCGTTGTAATTGAAGTATCTCGATTAATACCGTTACCAACAAGTGGTCGATATGATACATGGTCTAAATCAACCATACACATAAATTCACCTGACATACCTCTGAACAATGGCTCTTTAACTAAAGATAAGTCACCATGAACAGTTTCTACCTTCATAACCTTGTGTCCAAAAGTTCCTTGAGATGCATCAAAGTTATACCTTGAACCACCACCATTAACAATTGAATCACCGATAAATCCAGCACCATCTCCAAGCTTATTAAACAATGAGATAACAGGCAATGAACATAATGCAAGTTTTGCACTACTTCCACCACGAGCTGGGTCAAATACAACCTCTAAATCTCTAAGCAAATTATCATAAGTTAAGCTTCCTGCTGCAACAGTCTTTAAGTAGGATTGACCTTCTGTATAAACTAGTTGCTCAGAATCTTCTATTGTTTGAGATTGACCATTTGCCATAATATGACCTGCTATACCTTCAGTGTATTGAACACCTCCAGAAGAAGCACGTTGTCCAAATAGCATTGCACGCTCAATATCAATCTTATGCTCACGTAACTTTAGATTCCAAATACGTTGCCATTCATCAGAATAACCACGATATACGGTTGCACGAGCAGTATTTGACATCTCACAAGCTGTTTTAAAGATTTGGGTATAACCATAATCATTATCTAGCTCTTGAGACCATACATCAGGTGCACCAGTGCCCTCGCCATAAGCAGTTCCGATAACGGTTGCTTTAGCACTAGCTGCTGGGTCTGCTGCATTAGTATCATTAGGATTAGTAAGCCATTTAATATCAATTGATGTACTTGAATTAACTGCTTCTATTCTAGCATTTGCATGATTTGGAGCACCACTGTTACCTGTTACAGATTCAACAGATATAACCATTCCTTTAATTAGCCATGCTTGAGCTGCGCTTATTGTTGCTGTTACAGTAGCTCCTACTGAAACTTCTGCTAAGTTAGTTGAAATGACAAAACTTCGGTCTGTCATCGCAATTTTTGTTCTATCTTCCAAGAATCGGAATTGCGAATCCGATGTTGGAACTTTCCCTACTTTTGACAAATATACAAAAAACGGAGATTCTTCTGGGGATAAGTCAGCGACCCTATCACTAAAGTCATACAGTCTACGTGTGCCTAAATTAGCACTGTCTACTGTATTTCCACCAGGAGTTCCGAATTTTACTTGTCCACTATTATAAGTAGCCATTTTTTTCTCCTAAGTTTATTTTAATACGTTAGTGCGTCCTCCAGCAGCGACAATTGAGTCCCACATTGCATCAGAGTCAGATTTTGGCATTTGAGGCTTTTCGCCTTGTAATACACCACCTACTTGCTGAGGTTGACTTTGCACATTGCGTACTTGGTCTAATGGGCTTGGTTGTCCTTGGCTTACTGGAGCACTGTTAACAGCTTGCCACATTTTGATTACGTTATCCAATCCATACTCAGATGGGTGTTTGTCTGCAAAATCAAAAAACGATTGAACTTGTTCATCATTCATTCCTTTTGCTTTAAGCTGGGCATTTAAGTTTGCCCTTCCGCTTTCTTGACGAATACCTTGAGTGGCTTGGTTAACAGCACCATCAATGGTTTGCTGTAGTTCTTGCATCCTAAATTTATAAGATGCAGATGTTGGGTCATTATAGGCTTCCCATGGGTCAAACTCATCAGGCTTAAGTGCTACTTGTTGTTGTGCGTTTGGTTGACCATTGACCGTACTTTGTAATTGTTCAATTACATCAGGTCGTGATTCCAAAAATTTGCCAACTTCCTCGTATTGCTTTAGCTTTTGATTTTCACTATAGAGCTTATCCTTTTCAGATTGGAAGAATTTTGCTTGTTCTTCCCAATTGACAGGATTCTCTTCTTGTGTTTGTCCTTCATCTTGCCCTACAAATTGCTCGGATTGACCAAGTTCATCTTGAAATTGATTTCCTAATTCATTTGCGTCCATTTTACTTATCTCCTTGTTTGCTATTTCTCTTATCCTTTTGAGATTGACTACGTTTCTCTTGCTCTGTGGCTAAACGTAATTTCTCAGATTCGAGTTTAACAGCATTTGAAAGTCTTCCGACTTGTAATTTTTGTTCGGCTTTACTTGATGACTCTGTTTCTTTAAGCCGTCCCTTAAACTTCTCGACCTCAGCAGCTTTACGGAGATGTACTGCTTCTCGGTCTCTAGTTTGTAAGTCACCAGATAATTTCTTAATTTGCTCTTGAGCACCTTGCAATTGTTGTTGTAATTGTGCAATCATATCAGTACGTTGTAATACGCCTGCTTTATCAAATATATCGGTTTTCTTCAATGCTTCTACCTTATCAATTAAGCCTGCCTGATATGCTTCCATATAAATATTCCACTCACCCCATTTATTTGATGGCATGGTAGAATTACCAATAACACGAATATCAAATTGACCAATAGATACATCATTCTCAATAGATTGAAGCTCCATAGTCTTATCATCGTATAATCTTTTATTTATAGTATATTCATTTAAATCATTGTTTGGTTGCACTATTCTAAATGTTTTCTTGAAATCATAATGAGATTTAGCGAGATTATATATAACTCGACCTAATCTCTTTAATGAGCCCTCAATATCACGTAATTTAGATTTTGAACGCCTTTGTCCGAAATCTTCAAGCATCATTGTTGCGGATGATGTTTTTGGAGCTACCTCAGTATTCCCTTGCATCATCTCAAATATCCCCATATTCAAATCAATATACTTCTCAATCATCGCAGGTAATTGAAGTATTGAACTTGCAAGTGGTTGAGGAGCTGGAAAATGAGGTTCTCCTAAAGATGGGTCATATTCAATTGTAGCATTTGGATTTGCCCAATCCTTCTCTAATTGCTCTATATTATCAACTGAGCCTTCAGGAACAAGTAACTTTAGCCCTGCCGATGCTTGTGCATGAGATGTAATTAAAGATAGTACTTTATTTAAATATATTTGAGAATCTTTATTCTTTCGAACATCACTCATTGGATAAGGAGTATTAGTCCATATATTTGGTACTGGTACGATAGGGTAAACATCAGTATCCAGTACTCTTTCGTATAAAACAATTTGCCCAACAATACAAGTCAATTTAATCCTTGTTTGCATTACTTGAGCAATGTCAATCATACCCTTCTCAACTGCCAATTGCATACGTTCATCTTGAAGTAGTGCTTGGAGTTTTGCATCATCAAGAATTTGTTCATCTCCAGATTGCATGTCAATAACACGATAATAAGGAACTTTAATCTTTGAGAATGACTCAATTA